TTATAGAAATTTTGAAGCTTTCTTTATCTCCTTTTGTTCTATTTCTAAATCTGAATGAGTATATGTGTCCATTGTAAATGCTACATTACTATGACCCAATCTTTTTGAAATAACCTTTTCTTTAACTCCAGCAGCTAAAAGCAAAGTCGCATGAGTGTGCCTTGTACCATGAAAGGTAATCCAATCTTCTTTATCAATGCCACACCAATCAAGCATGCTTTTGAAATTCCTTGAAACATAATGAGGATCTAGTGGTCTACCATCTTCCCATGCAAAAATATATTCATCATCATTTCTTATAGTATCATCACGATACTTGAACTTTTTAAGAAATTCTATTGTTTGTGGAAATAAAGTTATAATTCTATATGAGTTAGAAGTTTTTGGTGTAGAAGCTATAAGTTTATTGTTTAAGTCTCTAGATAAATTGGAGCTTACACTTAATAAACCTTTTGATAAATCTATATCCTTCCATTTTAAAGCACAAAGTTCACCATCTCTTAACCCAGTATAACAAGCTAAATAAGTAATTGGATAAAGTCTATGACCTTCTAATTTTTTTAATATTACTTTAACTTTAGAAGGAGACCAATATTGAATGTCCTTTTTATTTTCTTTAGGCTTATTAACAAGTTCACATGGATTTGTATGGATAAGTTGCCATTGTTGAGCATTTTTTAATGCTTTATGAAATGTTCTATGTGTTTTCAATAAAGTATTTTGGCTTATACCCTTATCTGCAATTACATCTTTATAGAATTTTTCAATTAAAAGAGGATTCAATTTAATTAGTGTTGTTTTGCCTAAATATTTTTTTATGTCATTTACAGAAAAAGAATATCGTTTATAAGTGCTTGGAGAGCAATTAGCCTTAACATATGTCTCCATCCAATAGTCTAGATATTCAGCTAAGGTCATTTTATCATTTTCTATTACAGTACCACTTTCAATTTCAACAATAAATTTAGCAAGTGCAGTTTCACATTCTTTTTTTGTTTTAAATCCCCTTTTCTTTTTATATTTATACTTACCAGTCTTTGGGTCTTTACCAATACTAACTAAATAGTACCAACTTGAACCATCTTTTTTTACAGTTCCTTTCAATAGTCATTCCTCCTTACTAATATGCTTTAATTTTCAAACTATTTTTTCATAAGCACCACCTCCTTTCTCTAAAATATAATTTATTTTTTTATTTTTAAAGTTAAATTAATTCATATAAAACATCCCTTATAACAAACTAATGTTCGCTAAATGCTTATAAAATAAACCATTAAAAACATACAAATTTATCTATAATTCCTAATGGCTCAAATATGAGAATATAAGTGTCTATCTCTTTATAAAGACCATATTTAGTTTTATAATAATCAATTGCTTCTTGAAAAAATTCTGGGGTTACTTCAAAATATTCAGCTAGATTATGCAAACCTTGAATATTATCTTTATAAGCCTGAACTAGTTCAGACAGACCTATGAGTTTCTCGTAAGCCCATCTTCTAGCTATAAGCTCTTGCTTTTTATTTGAAATTTTATTTTGATTAAGTATGTTTCCCACAGTAAGCTTATTATGTCCTAACTCTTCAACAAATACACATACTTTTTCAGCTGTGCTGAGATTTTTATTCAAAGCAATTTTATTACCTTTGCACAATCCTTTAGCCGAAGATTTAAAATGTTTTTCTACAACTTCAACATTTTCATTTTCGGCAAGCAGTTTTTCAAATTTATCCAAATGTATCACATCCTAAAGTTCATCTAAATCTTCTTGCATTAACCTTTGCTCTTCATGGTTATCTGCAAAATCATTATGAGCTGCGATTGGCATATATTCATCATAAGATTCTGCAACCATAGCAGTAGCACATATTTCATTATTACATCTGTTATACTCCATATTTAAAACTGTATTAACAGTGTGCTTACCTTTTTCATCAAGAGAATTATATTTATTTATTAACTCAAAATCCTCCTTATTTATTTCAACTTTATTTTTATTTATATTAACTTCCATTGGAGCTTCTTCTTTAGCAAGCCATACAGGGTTAACATTTAAAGCACTAGCTATTGCTTGTAAAACTGGAAGTTTTGGGTTATCTATACTACCATTTTCATATCTTTGTATAGTTGAACTTGCGACTCCAACCAATTTTGCAACTTCTTTTAAGGTAAGTCCTAACTCTAAGCGTCTATTTTTTATTCTATTTCCTAATTCCTTATTATCCATAATCAAATCTCCTTCTTATATATGTATTATAATATTTAATTTTGCAGAGTGCAATACAAAATAAACAAAAAGTATCATCTTTTTGCATAACGCTATTGACATCACAAAATATGAATGTTATCATAAAAATGTAAATTGCGTAGTGCAATTTAAGGAGGAGAATTTGTATGGTCAACACATTAAAACTAAAGGCTAGAATAATGGAATTTGGCTTTACACAAAAGGATGTTGCAAGAGCTTTGAATATTGCACTTCCAACAGTTAGTCAAAAACTAAATAACAAAAGGCCTATGTATTTGCAAGAAGCAGATATAATAGCAAACTTGTTAGAAATTTCTACACAGGAGTTTGGAGAATATTTTTTTACACAACAAATTGCATAGTGCAAATACATAAAATATTAAAATTTATAGCTTATATGGGGTAGCAACCTAAATTAATAGTAATAGAAGGTGATAAAATGTTAAGTCCTGTAGAATTTGCTAAAAGAACTGGAGAAAATTACAAAACTATACTGTTTTTATGCAAAGAAGGACAAATTAAATGTGCAGAAACAGAAGGTGGACATTACAAAATATATGAAACGGAAGTAGAAAAATTCTTAGGAAAAAATAATGAAGAATTTATAACAAAAGAACAATATGAAAAAGTAATAAGAGAAAATGAAAGATTAAAAATGGTAATAGAGCAGATGAAGAATATAGTTACAACTTGGAGCTAATATGAAAAAGAAACTTAAAATTAGAGGATATTTAATAATAGACAAGCTAGACCACGTGGAACTTAAGGAAAAAATATTTTTAGATAGAGCTACTTTTTATGAAAAGAAGCAAGAAATAAAAAAGGACAGGCTTACTAGATTTAATAGGGAGATAGCTCTATTTACAGACAAGTATGAAGCAAAAAAAGAAGTAAAAAAATTAAATGATTTATATTGGAATGTAGTAGATAGGGAAAGCATATAAGGAGGACTAAGAATATGAATATAAAAGTTTTATTTTCATATGTAAATAGGTGTAAAGTAGCAGGAATAGAACCTACATGGAAAGGACTGTTAGAAGAAAATGCAAGAACTAAAGCACATAGAAACAGAAAAGATTATAGAAGAGCTTAAAGGCAGAAGGGGAATAAAAACAATAGACTTAATAGAAAAGACAGAATGCACCCAATGGCGATTGTAGATATATAAGGACAGATGGTCCAGGAACAATAATTATAGTTACAAACAAAGAAATTAGGAGGAAAGAATAATGAAATCAACTGGAATAGTAAGAAGAGTAGATGAGTTAGGGAGAATAGTAATTCCAATGGAATTAAGAAGGAATTTAGATATTGCTGAAAAGGATGCATTAGAAATATATGTAGATGGAGAACAAATCATATTAAAGAAATATGAACCAGCATGTATTTTCTGTGGAGAAGGTAGAAATGTAAAAAATTACAAAGGAAAAAATATATGTAAGAAATGTTTAGAAGAGATAGAAAAGATTTAATTGATAAGAAATATCAATTACAAGGAAAAGACCACATTACTACCCGCCAAGAAAGTGATGTGGTCATAAAACCTAATGTATAAAATCAAATTCATTATACCATATAATGAAAAATTTTTATAGCTTTTTAAAAGCTTTTAGCCTTGTAATAGGTATTATCTTAAGAACCATTTTAAAAATAACTTATAAGTTAGACAGAAAAGAATGGGAGGTATAAGAGTGCCTTATAGAGAGAAAAAAATATATAGTGGAAGAATATTAGAAGTAGAAATATATCCAATAACTTTACAAGAAAGAAAACAGAGCAGAAGACAAAAAGAAAAAATAAGTGAACCTAAACAAAAAAATTTAAATGATAAGAATGCTAAAAAACATCTAATAAGATTACTTAATACTAACTTTAGTGATAATGATTTACATATAACTTTAACATATAAAGATGATGCACTGCCTAAAGATGAAGAAGATGCAAAAAAAGATGTAAATAATTATTTAAGAAGGATAAAAAGATTTTTAAAAAAGAATGAATTACCTGAACTTAAATATATAGCAGTAATAGAGTATAGGGAAGGGAAAAATGGAAAGAAAGTAAGAATGCATCACCATATAGTTATATCAGGAGATGTTGGAAGAGATAATGCAGAAAAGTTATGGAAAAAAGGAAGAGCTAATGCTGATAGATTACAAGCAGATGAATTTGGATATGAAGCTCTTGCAAGATATATAAGTAAAGATCCACAAGGCAAAAAAAGATGGACCCAAAGTAGAAATTTAAAACAGCCAACAATAAGAGTAAGTGATTATAAATATTCTAATAGAAAAGTAAATCAACTTGCTACTAACCAAGGTGATAAAACAGAGTTTGAAAAATTATATCCTGGATATATTTATACAAGCTATGAAGTCCAAATAAATGAAGTTACAGCAGGAACATATATTTATTTAAAAATGAGAAAGGAAGATGGATAAATGAGTTGTTATTTATGTGGAGGAGAAGATACAGAAACACATCATATAGTGTTAAGGTCAGAATGTAGACCACTTGAAAAGTGTGAATTAAATAAAGTGAGATTATGCACTCATTGTCATGATTATTTACATCATGATAGTAAAGGGTACAAGAAGCTAAGAGCATTGAAGTTTGAGCTTCAAAATAAATTAGAGTTTCTTTTTGATAAAGAATATTTAACTAGAGAGGAAATAAAAGAAGTATTAAAAATATCAAATAAGCCTTTAGATAGACTATTAAAGCCAATAGTTATGAAGAAAGGATTATATGAAAGGGAAGATGTAATAAGAGCCTGCATGGGTGGAAAAATATTATTAGAGAGACAAGCAATATGAAAGAATATGATAAAGAACTTTTAGAAGATATAAGGCAATATAAAGATATACTTAAAAGGTTTGCAACTCTTCAAGAAAATGATATTGAAGGAGCATACAATCTGATGAAAGATGCTTTTATAGTATCTGAAAGATGGAGCAAAATTAAATATGACATAAGAAAGGAATTGAAGAGGGGCGAAGGAGCTGCATTTAAAGAAAGAGTAGAGGAAATGCATAGATATTTAAAAGAAATAGCTGTTACAAGCAGAGTTATTTGGAAAACAGCTAAAGAAACATTACAGAATTACAAGGAGATATAATAAGTACTCAAGAGTATATTTGGACATAGAAAATAAGGAGGAAAAATAAATGGAGTTAAGAGATAGAAGAATGCTACTTATAGATACAGAAACAACAGGATTTGACCCAGAAAAACATCAATTATTAGAAGTAGGAATATTAGTTTTAGAACAGGGTGAAATAATAAATAGCTTAAATATAAAATTAAAGCATAAAGAGTATGTTTTAACTGCAGGAGCTATGAAAGCAAATAAAATAGATATAGTTAAACATGAAGAGTATGCACTAAGTGCTAAAGAGACATGTGAGAAAATATTAAAATTTTTAGAATGTAATTATTTAGAAGAGCATTACTTAGTTGTAGGTCAAAATGTAGATTTTGATATTAAATTTATAGAAAAATTATTTTTAAGTACAGGTAGAATAAAAGATTTTAGAAATTTTGTTGGATATAGAAAATTAGATTTAATGCAACTATTCCTAATAAGAAACATTGAAGGAAAAATAAAAGCAGAAAAGCAAGACTTAGATTATATATTAAATACATTAAATATAGAAATACCTACAGATAGACATTCAGCTCTTAAAGATTGTTTTTTAGAGTATGAAGTATTAAAGAAACTTTTATACTAAAGGAGCTAGCAAATATGTTTATGATTGGAGAAAAAATAACATTGAAATATTCAAGTGAAGAGGGGCTAAAAATAGTTAAAGGGAAAATAGAGTATGAAACACCATGTTATATACAGTTAAGAATAAAAGTAAAACCCTATAGAAAAGTTATATATAGGAAAGATATAAAGCAAGTTTTATAATTCCAAACGTTTTGAGATTTAGGAGGACTTAATATGATTGAGAAAGCAATAGAAAAAATAAAGGAAGAGATAGAAGAAAATAAGAATTCATATACAGAGATTATAGGAAATTATGTTATACAACATATAGAAATAAATCAACAAACAACAGAAGCAATAATAAATGAGGAAAAGACCTTAGCTGGAAGCTTAGAACAAATGAGAAAGGAAGCTTTAAAAGTTAAGCAAGGTGATATTGCAATACTTACAGATGAACAAGCATTTAAGATAATTAGAGATTACTTTGGATTTGAAAATGTTCAACAAAATATATATTCATCAGCTGAGCCTAAAGAAGCCAAAGCTACAGATGATGATTTCAATGTAAGTTTAAATGATTTTATTTAGGAGGAAAAATTATGGAAGAATACTTAAAAGATTTTTCTGGAGAAATTCCTGAAGAAGCATATGAATTTGCATATGAAGTAGCATTAAGTGAAAGCAGATACATCTTTGTTTCTAGAAAAAATAAAATTTCAAAAGCATATTGTACTAATTGTATTAGTGAATTTGAGATAGCAGCAGTAAAGCATAATGATATTATAACTTGTCCTTTATGTGGTTGTTTAGGAAAAGTAAAATTAACTAGATACAAAAGAAAGTCAGTACATGATAGTGCTTGTTTTATAAGATTTGATAAATCTGAAGTTGATAATGAGACTATAGTTGCAAGAGGATTTTTAGCAGAAAGGGATTACTCAGAAGATTATAAAAATGTCAAAACAAAATTGACTGAATTAGCAAGATATATATTTAACAAGAAAGAATCAATCATGTTCCAAAGAGTATTTTCATATGGTTGGGTGCGTAGAAAATCAATATGTGCATTCAACATAAATGCACTAGCAAATTTAAATGAATATGTGGATTTATACAGTATTTCAAAAGCAGTTGAGGGTAATAGATTTCAATATAGTATTTATGAAGAATACATTTTGGGAAGAGATATGAAAAAAGCAGTAATTTTTTTTGAAACTTATAATAAATATCCTTTAATTGAAAGTTTAACTAAAATGGGTTTTAAAAACATAGTTGAAATGAAAATAAATAAAATAAGTTTTAAAGGAACAATAAATTGGAGAGCTAAAACAGTTTTTAAGCTTCTAAAACTTGATAGAGGAGAGGTTAAAGAGATTCAGAAAAAGAAAATAATAATAGATAGGACACTTCTAAAAATATTACAAGAAAATAAAAAGAATAATTATAAATTAAGTATAGATGAAGCAAACAAGTTATCTACAATACCATCCTACTATATAGAAAGAGCTAAAGAATATAGCAGTTTAAAAAAAGTTTTAAGTTATATTACAAAGCAGTTTGTAATCAATCCAGGGTGTTCTTGTTCATCAGTGTATTACAGTGAAACAGCAGTTTTAAGTGACTGGTTAGATTACTTAAATGATTGTAAAAAACTAGGAATAGACTTAAATAAAAAGGATAATATGTTCCCAAAAAATTTATATATTCAACATCAAAACTTTATTAAGCAGATAGAATATATAAAAAATAAAGAAATTGATTACAAAATAAAAGAAAGATTAAAAGAAACAGAAAGATATTATTTTGAGTGGAATGGATTGCTAATAAGACCAGCAAGAAGTCATGCAGAGCTAATTGAAGAGGGGAAAAGAATGCATCATTGTGTTGGAAGTTATGCAGAAAGGTATGCTAATGGTGGGACTGATATTTTATTTATTAGAAGAATATCAAATCCAGATAAAGAGTTTTTCACTGTAGAGGTATATAATAATACTGTTATTCAGGTCAGAGGAAAAAGAAATAAAGTTCAGACAAATGAAGTTAAAGTTTTTATGAAAGAATTCACAAAAGCTAGACTTCATAAGAAAAACAAAGTAGCTTAGGAGGATTTAAAATGAATGAAGTAAAAGCTTTAAGAAGCACAGATACTATTGCAGTTGAAATTAATAGTATAAAAGAGCAAACAATGAGGATTGTTATTTTTAATTCAATAGAGATAGGAAGAAGGCTATGCGAAGCAAAAGAATTAGTAGAGCATGGTGAATGGGGAAAATGGCTAGAGGAAAAAGTAAACTATTCCAAAAGTACAGCCAATAACCTAATGAATATATTTAAAGAGTATGGAAGCGACCAGCTAAATCTATTAGGGGATAATGTAAAAAATAAAACATATGAAAAATTAACTTATAGCCAAGCAGTACAGCTGCTTGGTATTCCATCAGAAGAAAGAGAAGACTTTATAAAGAAAAATGAAATTGAAAATATGACATCAAGAGAGTTAAAAAAGGCAATTCAAGACCTAAAAAAAGCTAATGAAGAAAAAGCATTAGCAGAAAAGAAAATGAAAGAATTAGAAAACAAATCTAAAGAAGAAATAGAAAAGATTAAAAAGAAGGAAGAAGAGGCAAGGGAAAAGTCATTAGAACTAGATAAAATGCTTAAAGAAGCAAAAGAGCAATTAGAAAAAGAAACTGAAAGTGAGCAAGAACTAAATAGGCTTAATGATATGTTGGCAGAGAAAGAAGCTAAAATAAAAGAACTAGAAGAAAGACCAATAGAAGTAACATATTCTGAAACAAAACAAGAAGAAGAACTTAAAGAAAAGATACAAGCTTTAGAAGAGGAAAAAGCTTTATTACAAAAAAGAATAGATACTAAAAAAGAAAAGCCAGAAGAAAGTGAAGCTTTTAAAAGGTTTAAGACCATATGGGAGTTTATAAATGAAGATTTTAGAAAGCTACTTAAAGAATTAAAAAATATAGAAGAGGTAGAAGTACAAGAAAAATGCAAAAATGGTGTTAAAGGCTTGTTGGATGAAATGTATAAAAGATTATAAGAGGTGGTTAAGTGTTTAATAAAATACATGAATTAAAGGTAAAACCAGTATATTTTGAAGCTGTAAAAGAGGGAATAAAAACATTTGAACTTAGAAGAGATGATAGAAACTTTAAAGTTGGAGATATACTTTTACTAAGGGAATGGGAGCATCAATATTCAGGAAGGAAAATAAAAAAGAAAGTAATATATATACTTAAAGAAATAGAAGGAATTGAAATAGGATATTGCATATTAGCATTAGGAGAGGTATAGAAATGATAAATACAGGAGATTTAGTTAAATTTAAAGTTTATGGAAAGGAATTTATAGGAGAAGTAATAGGAGTATTAGAAGTAAAAGATTGGGATAATAAAGATTTGATAGGAAGAAAGATGTATAAAATAGATACACAAGGAGATACACTTGAAGTATTAGAAGAAAGAATAATAGCTGTATATACTATGAAAATGACCTAAGCAAGTCATAAAAAAGGCTTAATTTGATGGCTTATGAAAATATATAGCAGGATTTCAGATTTGGGATTTTTGTAAGTCAACCTACCTAAGAGGGTGTTTTCACCCTCTAAATTTTATATGGAGGTGGAATCTTGAGTATAGGTATAAGATTTCTTGATATGAATAAGTTAGGAAATGAAAAAGAGCAAATAATAAAAGTTGTTGAGGAAATGTATGAGTTCATTAATGCTAAAAATGATGAAAACCAACTCGAAGAATTTTATGACTTAGTACAAGCCTCTCTCAGTTTACTTCAAGTTAGAAACTTTACACTTCAGGAAATCCAAGAAGCAGAGAAAAAACATATAGAAAAATTAAAAAGAAGAGGGTGGGGTATGTATGAAAGCTAAACCACTAAGACTTAGACACATAATCTTCTTACATGAAAATAAAATAAATCCTAATAAATATTTATTTGTTAAGGAAGATTTTGAGAGCTACACATTCCAGGACATAGAAACAAAGAAATTAGTTACTATAAGGAGATAGAATTATGGCCAAGAATATAGATATAAAAATAAAAGAAATAATAGAAAACACAGCTAAAGAAACTGCAAGAGCAACAATATCAGAAATGAGAATAAACAACATGGTAAGAAAAGAACTTACATATTATAAAAGAGTAGAATTATTATTGTACAATTATGAAAATCTTAAAGAAGCCATTAAACAAAAAGAAGAGGACATAGAGTATATAGATAAGAATGGACTTCCTGAAAGTAGTAAGTCAATAGTTGTATATTCATCAGCTGGTGGAGTGAGCAAGGAAGATAGGTATTTAGAATTAAAAGAAAAATATATAAGAGAAAAAATAGAAACTGAAAGAGACTTGAAGAGAATAGACAATGCATTGGATAAAATAAAAAATGATAAGTATTTTGATATAATACAGCTTAAATATCTAAATAAAGAAGATGATAAGCTTAATACAGATGAAGAAATAGCAGAAAGAATAAACAAGGAAAGGAGAACGATAATAAGAAATAGGAAGAGGCTTATAAATAAATTGATAACTATTTTCTTTCCAGAAAGCATAAAAGATTATGCTTAATATGACAAAGCATATGACAAAGCGTGTCCTTGAAACAATTATATATATATATTAATATGGTACTAAGGAATTTTACAAAAGCACTTGATTAGTTTCAGGTGCTTTTTATTATGTAAAATTTTAAGTGGTCCTTATTTAGTTACGAACAGGTGTGTAAATACTAAATAGGAGATGATACAAATGTTAAAGCCACCAATATGTAGAATGGGCGGAAAAAGTAAATTAAGAAAAACTATAATAAGTCAAATACCAGAACATACATGTTATGTTGAATTATTTTTTGGAGCTGGATGGGTTTACTTTGGGAAAGAACCAAGCAAAGTAGAAGTCATAAATGATATAGATAAAGAGCTTATTAATCTATTCAAAATGATTAAATACCATACACCAGAAATAGAGAGATTATTAGAATATGAGTTTTCAGGTAGAGATATATTTGAGGAATATAAGCATTGTACTATAGAGTACCTTACAGAAATTCATAGAGCAATAAGATTTTTATATTTAATAACTCAAAGCTTTGCAGGAAGAGGAAATGTTTATGGATATGGAACTACTACGAAGCCAGCACCACAAATATTTTATAAGAATGTTTTGGGCGATTTGAAAGAGAGATTAAGAAATACTTATGTTGAAAATCTTGATTTCTCAAAAATAATAGAAAAATATGATAGAGAAAATACTTTCTTTTATTGTGATCCACCATATTTTGAAACAACTGGTTATTCAAATAAATTTGAGGAAGAGGACCATATATTACTAAGAGATATGCTTAGTAGTATAAAAGGGAAGTTCCTTCTATCAATCAATGACCATGAGAAAGTAAGGGAGTGGTACAAGGATTTTAATATTGAAGCAATTAAAGTTAATTATTCTGTCTCTAGGGAAAGTAAAGCTAGAGGAAAATATAACGAACTAATAATAAAAAATTATTAATAATTCCAAACGTTTGGAGATATGAGGTGAGGTGATGTGGGAAAAGCCAGTAAGTGGTTAAACAAAGATGGACTAGAGCAAATAGAAAAGTGGGCAAGACTTGGACTATCTGATAGGCAAATAGCAAAGAACATGGGAATAGGAAGGTCCACTTTCTATGAATGGAAAAAGAAATATAAGGACATTTCGGACACTTTAGATAAGGGAAAAGCTATTGTAAATGAAGAGGTTGAAAATGCTTTATTAAAGAAAGCGCTGGGCTTCAAGTATAAAGAACAACAAGCTATAAAAGTAAAAGAGATTTACTATGATGAAAAGGGTAGAAAATGTCAAAAAGAAGATGTAAAAATAGTAGAGGTTGAGAAGGAAGTGCCAGCTGATACAGTAGCTATAAAATTTTGGCTGGTAAATAGAGAAAAAGAAAGATGGTCAGACAATCCAAATAAAGTTGAAATAGATAAAGAATTGTTAGAACTTAGAAAGCAACAAGTAAAAAATGAGGAGTGGTAATTATGAAGATATTGAAAGCGATGAATACACATTATTTTTCAGATGAAGATTTGGAAAATCTTGAAAGCAAGCTAAGTGATAAGTTTGGGGAAAAAGTTGTTATAATACCAGCAGGCATAGAAGTAGTTACTGGATTTACTGATACATTTTTAGAAAATAGAAAAGGTATTACTTATCATGACAATTCGGGCTTAGAAAATATGAGAGAAGATAAATGAGTACAGGAGTATTAAAGAAGTTCTATGGTTCTTCAGAATGGTTAACCTTCAGGGAGCAAATCATTCTAAATAGAATGATTAATGGAAGAGTAATCTGTGAAAAGTGTGGTAAGCAGATAGTTGTATCTAAACATATTCAAGTTCATCATATCATAGAGCTTACAGAAGATAATTATAAAGATGTGAATATAAGTCTTAATCCTGAGAATGTTTTGGTATGGTGTCATAATTGCCATAATAAACATCATGGTAGATTCTGTGGTGGAGGACATAAAAGAAAAGAGAAAGCTGTATATGTTGTATATGGACCACCAATGTCAGGTAAGACTTCATATGTGATAGAGCATATGGAAGTAGGAGATATTGTTGTAGATATGGATGAGTTATATAAAGCAGTTTCATTTATGCCCAAATATAATAAACCAGATAATCTTAAGTATAATGTATTTGCTATTAGGAATTCTATTATAGATAATATTAAAACCAGATATGGAGGATTCAGAACAGCATGGATTGTTGGAGGATATCAAAGGAAAGCAGAAAGGCAAAGGCTTATAGAAACATTAGGAGCTACACCAATCTTCCTTGATGTTAGTAAGGAAGATTGTATAAAGAGATTAGATATATGCAATGATTATAGGTCAGAGCATAAAGATGAATGGAAGGAATACATTGAGAAGTGGTTCAATGACTACAGAGAGTAGCATGATAGCCCCCCGGGTCAATTGATATTAACCCCCTAAGGGACCGGTGGAGGGAGAAGGCAATTAAAACACACATTGAAATTTTGACTTTTTTCTCAAAAGTTTTGAAAGAGTGGTGAAAATTTTGGAGATTGAAAAAGAGTATGAAAGAATTAAAGAGTTATTTTCTGGAATAGACGAAAATCAATTAAAGTTAATTGATGGAGCAATTTGGGAATGTGCAAGACTTAGGAAAGAAATGAATGATTTACATGAAATAATAAAAGAAACAGGATTAGTAAAAGTTAATCCAAACAACCCAAGTATGCAAAAAGAATTGCCAGTATCAAAATTAATAGTTAAAGCCAGGGCTAATTATTTAAACTATATTGCTAAATTATCAAATATTTTAGGTAGAAATATAGAGGATGATGAAGATGACCTGTCATATTATGAGTAATGGTTCATTAAAACATAGTTATATTCTTGAATATATTATAGAAATAGAAAAAGGTAATATAATAGTTGGAGAAGAATTAAAGATTCAACTTGAAAAACTAAAAAGAGAATTAACAGACCCTATTTATCAAAATTTAAAAAAAATAGAAATTGATATTAATGAATCTGAAAAAAGAATAGCATTTATTGAAAAAGAGTGTAAGCATTATCAAGCTCCTTATGCAGGAAAGCCTTTTATTTTAGAGCTATTCCAAAAATGGATAGTTGAAGCTACATTTGCAATAAAAATATGGGATGATGAAATTAAAAAGTATGTTCGAAAATATAAGAATGTGCTTTTTTTGGTTGCAAGAAAAAATGGGAAAAGTCCATTTATTTCTGCAATAGCATTATCTGAATGGTTTTGTGGACCAATTGGTGGTAATATTCTTTGTTGTTCAAATTCATATGAACAAGCAGATATTATGTACCAGGGAATTGATGCAATGAGAGAAGAAAGTAGGACTCTTGAAAAAGTTACTCATAGAAACCAAAAAGGAATATTTTTTGGAAATCAGAAAAGAAAAAAGGCAAAAGGAAAATTTTCATATCAAAATAAAGGTAGCATAAAAAAATTATCTAAAAAAACAGGAGCAAAAGAAGGAAAGAATATTTCTGTTGGAATGGTGGATGAAGTTCATGAAATGGAAGATGATTCTTTAGTAATGCCAGTAAGACAAGCATTATCAACTCAAGATGAACCACTTTTCTTTGAATTAACAACAGAAGGTTTTGTTAATGATGGGTATTTAGATAAAAGATTAGAAGATGCGAGAAAGGTGCTTTATGGAGAGGTAGAAGATGAAAGATGGTTAATAGTTTTATATACTCAAGATTCAGAGGAAGAGATATGGCAAGATGAAAAAAGTTGGCAAAAGTCTAACCCAGCTATAGGAAAATTTAAAAAGTATTCTTTTTTAAGAGAGATGCTTCAAGCCGCTAAGAGAGATACTTCAACTAAAGCTTTTGTATTAGCAAAAGATTTTAATTTCAAGCAAAATAATGCATCAGCTTGGTTAGATAAAGAAACAATAGAAAATAATCTTGAAGCAGACTTAGAAGACTTTAGAGGAATGTTTGCAATTGGTGGAGCTGATTTATCCGAAACAAATGATTTAACTAATGCCAGGGTTTTATTTTTTAATCCTGAAACTAAAGATAAAACAACATTTAGTATGTATTTTATTCCATCAAGTAAATTAGAGGAATTAGATAGAGATGAAAAAGAGAAATTTATAGAATGGATAAAACAAGGATATATATATGTATGTGAAGGTAGTGAGGTAGAACAAAGTGATGTTGTAGCATGGTTTGTATCTTTGTATAAAAAATATAAAATACGAGTTGTTTGTACAGGATATGATAAATGGCAAGCAAAAGCATTTGCTAAAGAAATGGATGATTATGGGTTTGATTTAGAAAAAATAGGACAAGGTGACCAACTTAGTAATGCTATGGGAGTCTTAGAAGGAGATTTAAGAAACAAAAAATTAAATTATGCACAAAATCCAGTAGATAAATTTTGTTTACAAAATGTATGTGCAAAATGGAATAGCGAAGGGACTAAAAGAAAACCTATCAAAGTTCAAAATGATGATAGCAAAAAAATTGATGGAGCTATTACAATGTTAATTTGCTATGAAACTTTAGATAGATATAGAACTGAATATTGTGAATATGTAAGGAGGTGATAAGAAGGATGGGTATATTTAATATTTTAAATAAAGTAAAACAAAAAGTTAACAAGTATACATATGCAAAAATGATGAATGGATATACTCCAATATTTAATAGTTTTGGCAATGATATATATGCAAGTGATATTGTTCAAAATGCAATTAGATGCATTCAAAATGACATAAGTAAATTAAATCCTAAGCATATAAGGGTAGACCCTAATACAGGACTCCAAACAATAGTAAATGATAGTCTAAATAAACTACTTAAATATGGTCCTAATCCCCTAATGACAACAACAGACTTTTTAGAAAAAATAGTTTATTTAAGAGAAATGAACAAAAATGTTTATATTTATCCTGAATTTAAAAAAATTCTTTTAGAAAATGGTAAATATAAAAGAGAATATATTGGGTTATGGCCATTAAATCCAATAGAAGCAGATTTCCTTGAGGATGAAACAGGAACATTGTTTATTAAATTTATTTTTTCACAAGGGGATGATATTATTTTACCTTATAGAGATATTATACATTGGAGAAAGGATTTTGGTGCTAATGATTTTCTTGGTGGAGATGAAACAGGAAATGCTAACAATTCTGCATTGTTAAAATTATTGGATACTAATGACTTTATAATGCAAGGAATTAAAAAAAGTATAAAGTCTTCTTTGTCTGTAAAAGGAATAATGAAAATAAAAACTATGCTTGATGACAAAGAACAAGAAAAAAAGAGAATAGAATTTGAAACAAAGATGAAAAATTCTGAAAGTGGAATAGTACCAATGGATATTAAAGATGATTATATTCCAATTAAAATTGACCCTAAAGTTATAGATAAAGATACTATGGAATTTATAGATAAAAGGATTTTGGCTAATTATGGAGTATCTTTAAAAATATTTAATGGTGATTTTACAGAAGAGGATTATCAGGCATATTATGAAAAAAAATTAGAGCCAATGATAATTAGTCTTGGTAGAGCATTCACTAAAACATTATTTACAGAAAGAGAACTTGATGTTGGAAATGAAATAATATTCTATCAGCAAGGGCTAATGTATATGAATACTGCAAATAAAATTAATGCTGTAGATATTCTTACAAGACTTGGAACTATTACTGATAATGAAGTGTTAGCTGTATTTGGATATCCTCCATTTGAAGGTGGAGATATAAGACATATGTCCCTTAATTACATTAATAGAGATATAGCTGACCAGTACCAGTTAGCAGGAGCCACTAAAAAAGCTAAAGAAGGTGACAATAGTGAATAAAAATTTTAAAAGTGAACAAAGACTGGTTGAAATGAGAGCAGTAGATAATGATGATAATAAAATGATTATTGAAGGATATGCAATTACTTATGACCAGGCTGCAACTCATGAATATGGAAAGTATAAATTTACTGAAGTTATAAAAAGAGGAGCATTAGATAGCACAGATATGAAAGATGTTCCTTTAAGATATAATCACAATGATACTTGGTGTATTATGGCAAGGACCAGAAATAATAGTCTGCAATTAATAAAAGATGATGTAGGGTTAAAGATAAGAGCAGAGTTAATTGATACTCAAGGTAATAGAGACATCTATAAATCAATTCAAGAAGGGTTGATTGATAAGATGTCTTTTGCTTTTACTGTTGCTGAGAAGGGTGATAATTGGTCTTATGGAGAGTCAGAAACAGTAAGAGAGGTAACAAATATAAATAAATTATATGATGTAAGCGTGGTGGATACCCCGTTTTATGATACAACTTCTGTTTATGCAAGAAGTTTTGAATTGTTGGAGAATAATTTAAAACAGCTGGAGAGCTTAGACTTGAATAAAAGGAAGCTTCAAATGAAATACAAATATAAAGAATAGGAGTGAATAGAATGGATTTAGAAAAATTATTAGAAGAAGCAAAAGAGAGAAGAAAGGCTTTATATGAAAGTATTAAAGCAGCTGCAACTAATCAAGAATTAGATAAAATAGAGCTTGATATAAGAAAAGAAGATATAACTATAAGAAATTTAGAAGAAAAAATAAGAACTCTCAACAATAAAGGTGGAGAGGAAGATAGTGATGGAGAACCAGCGGCAAGAAGTTTAGATGAGGGAGTTCCTAAAGGAGGATTTAATCCATTAGCAACTTATAGAAAAAATAATCAGACATCTCAAGTAGAAAATGATGATGAAGCTGATGTATATGCATCATTAGAATATAGAAAAGCATTTAAAAATTATGTAATTAATGGAACTTCAATTCCTACTAAGTTTACCGAAAAAAGAGCAAATTCATTAACAATGGTTGGAGATGTATCAGCAGTTATTCCTACTACTATCATGAATAGAGTAATTGAAGATTTGACCGTAGAGGGTAAGATATTAAGCAGAATTACTCAAACTTCATACCCAGGGGGCGTTGAAGTACCAATTTCAGAAGTTAATTTAAAGGCAACTTGGGTAGAATCCGAAGATGCAACATCAGATGAACAGAAAGCAGCAATGAAAGCGAAAATAACATTTTCATATCATGTTTTAGAAGCAAAGATAGCAATAGGTTTATTGACTTCAACAGTTAGCTTACCAGTCTTTGAAGCAACAATAGTAAAGAATTTAAAGAAAGCTATGATTAGAGCATTAGAAGCTGCAATAGTATCTGGAACTGGTAGTGGACAACCTAAAGGATTTACTACATATGATTTACCAGCTAAACAAGTTGTAACAATGACTCCAACAGAAATGGGAACTGTAAAAGGTTGGGCAAAACCAGAAGCAGCAATAGATGAAGCGCATGATGGTGACCCTCTTGTATATGCAATGAATAAAACAACATGGGATACTTATGTAAATTCCATGGTAGATTCTAATGGTCAAAAAATTGGACTTGGAAGAATCGATGAAAAAGGAAGAAAAGTATTAAATGGTAGAGAAGTATTTATAACTGATAGATTGCCAGGAATGGATGCAGCAAAAGCAGGAGATATAGTTGGAGCATTAGTTAATTTAGAAGAATACCTTCTAAACTCTAATTTAGCAATGTACTATAAAAAATGGTTTGATGAAGATACAAATAAGTGGAAACATAAAGCATTAATGATTGCAGATGGTCAAATGGCTATTGGAAAAGACAGTAATAATAAATTAGTTGGTGCAGGTGGTTTAGTATATATTAAAAAGGGAACTGAATCATAAACTTAAGAGGTGAGTAAATGGAAAAACTCTTAGAGGATATTAAAGAATCATTGGGTATAACCTCAGATGATTATGAGGTAAATAAAAACTTAACCTTAAAGATAAATACAGTAAAAATGTATTTAGAAAAAGGCGGAGCTGACATTCCAGACAATGACGAAGAAATAAACGATATAATAAAAGGCTGCATTGCAATAGGAGTTAATGATTTACTTAATAATAAAGCAGGGGAAACAAAGTTTTCTCCTGCTTTTAATATTCTTGCAATGCAAGTATGCAGATAGGAGGATTCTATGGGATATATAAATCCATGCTATTTATTAACTATAAATAACAATAAAGTGAATGAAATAGGAGACTGCATACAAGAAACTGTTGAAAGAAAAGTGTATGTTGATGTTTCATCAGTAAGGCAATCTGAATTTTATCAAGCACAAATTGCTGGATTTAAGCCAGAATTAACAATAATAATTAGAAATTTTGAATACAAAGGAGAAGAAAGACTTTTATTCAATAATAAAAAGTATAGAGTATTAAGAACATATGATAAAAAAGATGGAACTATAGAATTAACATGTGTAGGTGATACAAATGGCAATACCCAGTCCAATTAAAATTAAAAAAGATGGTGTAGAGTATATATCTAAGGTAGATAGATGTAAATACACTATAAAAGAACTCACAAGAGCAGCATTAAGAGATTGTGGAAAATTAATTTGCAATAGGACCAGAAAACTTATAAAAAGAAAAACTGGGAGACTTGCAAAAAATACTCAATATTGGGTAAGAAAAACACAAGGAGACCTTCAAGTTGGATTTAAACCAAAGGGGTTCTATGGTATGTATCAGGAGCTTGGAAGTGAAAAAGTAAGAAAAATAGGAGCTTTAAGGAATGCAACTAATGATAATATAACTGAAATTAGGAAGATTCAAGGAGTATATTTGAGTGCTATAGAGGATGAGAATAGAGCTCTTGGAATTATTTCTGAAGATGAATATGAAGGTGAGTAGATGGGAAAACATAAAGAACTTAGAAAAAGTATATTAAACCTTTTAAATGAAGTCTCTTCAAGAGTTAGTTTCCAAAAAGCTAAAAATACTGAATATCCTTATATTGTTTTTGATTTAGAAAGAATAAATATAGAAGAAAAAAGTATATATCAGCTTGAAATTAACTTGTATGACCAGGGAGATTCTACAGCAACTTTAGAAGATTTAGCAGATGAGGTTGAAGAACTGCTTAATAGAACTGTTCTTAAAAATGAATACCATACTATTAATTTTTATATAAATAAAAGAAATAATCTTATTGAAGAAGATAAAGATAAAAAAAGAATAAGATTGTTAATAGATTTAAATTATTATGGAAGGAGTTAAAAAACATGGGGTTGTTTAGAAAAAAAACATATACAGGAGTTACAGAAAATACAAAAGAACATCTTGTATTAGATGCAGGAGTATTTTTTAAGAATTATGATGTAGAAAAAGATACTGTAGAAACAGCAATAGAAGCTGGTAAACTTCTTGGAGCAACACAAGGTGGTGGAGAATTTACTGCTAAGCCAGAAATTCGATATATTGAAGCTGACGGTCTTAAAAACAAGACAAAAGGATTTGCTGTGATAGATGACTACGAGGTTAGTATTACAGCTAATATGCTTGAAATAACAGAAGATATATTAGTAGCAACTTTATCTACAGCTACTAAAGACACAAGTACAAATGCTAAATATACCATTATAAAGCCTAAGGAAACTATAGAGGATTCAGATTATATTGATAATATAACATGGATTGGATGTCAAACAGGAAGTAAAGAGCCTCTAATAATTCAAATTTTTAATGCTCTAAGTCAAGATGGTCTAAGCTTAAAACCACAGGCAAAAAGTGAAGCAGTACTTGCAGTTAATTTTGCAGGAAACTATGATATTTCAAATTTAGATGAGCCACCATTTGCAATATATTATCCAGTTAAAACTGTATAAATAGGGAGGAATATTAAATGCGTAAATTGATTTTTTCAGACATATTTGTGGCAGGTAGAATAATTAAAAAATTAGAACTTAAGGAAAAACTTAAAGAAATTTATTCAAAAGTACAAGAAGAAAAGAAAAATATAAATGATGAAGAAAGAGAAAATCTAACTAAAAACACAGGAATAGATATAATATATGCAATCTTTACAGAATGTGTAGAAAGTAAAATGGAAAATGCATTATATGAGTTTTTAGCTGGACCATTTGAATTAAATCTAGAAGAGGTTAAGAATTTAGAGGTAGAAGAGGTTATTAATAAATTTAAGCAGTTAGCAAAGGAGAATAACTTAATAGATTTTTTCAAAAAAGCGGGTCAATTGAAATTATAAAATTTCAAGACTTGCTTTTTTCAAGATATAACAATCCAGAATTAATATTAAATATGGATTATGCTGAAGGATTTGATTTATTAAATTATGCTATTAAATCTATTAGAAATGATAAATTATTTTTTAGATGGACAGTTAATTATGAAAAAATAGGTATGAGTTATGAAGAATTTAAAGAAAAAGTAATTTCTAAATTTAATTCAACTAATGTTAATTTATCTGCTAAAGAAATTCTTAATAATATAAAAAACATAATGAAAAAATATAATAAGTAGGTGAAGAAATGGAAATTTTTAAGCTATTTGGGTCTATTTTAGTTGATACAGATAAAGCAGATGAATCTATTTCTAAAACCGATAATAAAGCAAAAGGATTTATAAGTAGATTAGGAAATGGAATAGCAACTGCTGCAAAATGGGGAGCTGGAATTGTAGCTGCTGCTGGTTCTGCTGCAATAGCAGTTGGAACAGTAGCTGTAAATGCAGCTGATGATTACCAAAAAGCATTGAATAAACTTCAAGTACAAACTGGTGCAACAAATGAGAATATGACTGAATTAGGTGATGTCATTAGAAATGTGTATGGCAATAATTTTGGTGAAGATATGAATGAAGTAGCTGAAAGTGTTGCATTAGTTAAAAAGAACTTAAATCTGACAGGAGATGAACTTCAAAATGTAACAGAATATGCGTTAGGTTTTAGAGATGCATTTGGATATGAAACAGAAGAAAGTACAAGAGCAGCTAAAGCTATGATGGACCAATTTGGAATTAGTGCTGAAGAAGCTTTTAACCTTATGGTGCAAGGTGAACAACAAGGATTAGATTATTCAGGAGAGCTTATAGATAATATAAATGAATATTCTGTACATTTTGCTCAACTTGGATTGTCAGCAGAAGATATGTTTAATGTTTTTTTAGATGGTTCTGCAGAAGGAGCATTTAATCTTGACAAAATTGGAGATGCTGTAAAGGAACTTGGAATAAGAATAAAAGAAGGTTCAGCTAATGATGCATTAAAAGAATTAGGTTTTGATGCAGATGAAGTAGTTAAAAAGTTTAATGATGGTGGGGATAGTGCAAAAGAGGCTTTTTATGGAATATTTGAAGCTTTAGGCAAGGTTGATGACCAAACTAAATTAAATACACTTGGAACTTCTCTAATGGGAACTATGTATGAGGATTTAGGAAAAGAGGCAATAATAGCTCTTGGAGAAATGTCAGATGGTTTTAATAAAACAATAGATTCTGCAAATCAGATGAATTCTATACAATATAATTCATTTTCAGAGGCTATAGCAGGAATAAAAAGACAGGTTGAATCAAATATATTAATTCCATTAGGAGAATTAGTATTACCAACATTAAATAAATTTGCAAATTGGTTTGTAGGAGAAGGGCAGGAATATATAAAGAAGTTTTCAAATACTATAATGAGTATAATGCCATATGTTGCATCAATATTTTTAAATGTATTTAATGCAATTACTGGGGCTATTAGTTTTTTGGAAAATATATTTAATCAAGTCACTGGAAATATATCATTCTCATGGAGTGACTTATTATCTAAGATTAAATTATTTTGGGAAAGTATAGGAAAACCAATTTTCGATGCATTTTGTACAATATTCAATACTATTTATGAGAATGTTGGACCAATAATAAGTGGATTACAAGATTTATGGCTTACATTAATGAGTTATGTATCTACTTGTTGGGATTCAATAGGAAAACCAGTTTTTGATTTTTTTATAAATATAGTAAATAAGCTTGTAGAAGTATTTAACTATGTCTTTCCTATACTTGCAAATATATTTTCAGGGCTTTGCGATACATTAAAATTATTTTGGGAGAATATAGGAAAACCAGTTTTTGAAGCAGTTGGAGCATTTATATCAAATGTATTATTACCATTATGGGAAGAAAAATTTTCTAAAATGGCAGATAAGGTTATGAATATATTTAAGAATATAGGTGAACTTTGGAATAATGTACTAAAACCAATTTTAGATGGAATAATACTATTTATTGGAGGAGTATTTCAAGGAAATTGGAGTAAGGCTTGGGATGGAATAAAATCTATCTTAAAAGGTTTATGGGAAGGTATAAAAACAATATTACTATCCCCAATAGAATGGTTTTTAGGAAAAATTGAAGGATTAGTGGATAAAATAACAAGTCCATTTAGAAAAGCAGCCGATGCAATAAGTAATATTTGGAGCAGTATAAAAAGTGCATTTAAACTTCCGCATTTTACTTTAGAAGGTTCTTTAAATCCATTAAAGTGGATAGATGAAGGAATGCCAAGTATAGGAGTTGATTGGTATGCTAAAGGTGGTATTTTTACAAAGCCTACAGTCCTTTCTGGAGGAATAGGGGTTGGAGATGCTGAGAATGGAAAAGGAAGTAATCCTGAAGCAGTAATTCCTTTAGACATTTTATGGAGTAAATTAGATAAAATAGCTAATAGACCAATAATAGTACAAGCTTCTAACGGAAAGGAACTAATGAGGTTTTTAGCACCTTATAAAGATGAATTTGAAAAATATGAATTAGGAAGATAGGAGGATATATGAAGGATTTTGAATTATTTTTTAATGGTCATAATTGCAGAGAATTTAATTTAATAGTTTCAAAATATTCTTCTATTCCAAGGTTAAACGAAGAATATGAAGAAGTTGAAATAGAAGGAAGAAACGGTTCTTTATATGTAAATAAAGGAACATATAAAAATAGAAAAATAGATATAGAATTTAAACTAATAGCAAAAGAAGAGTATTATATTGATTTTGAAAAAGTAGAAAAATGGCTTAATACAATAGAAGATAATTCATTGATATATGGTAGAGGTGATAGAAGGTTTGCAGTAAAAAAGCTTATTGTAGGGGATTTGACAAAAGAAATAAGAGTATGTGGAGTATTTAAGGTCACTTTTATATGTGAACCATTTCAACAAGATATAGAAGAAACAAGTATAGATGTTATTAAAAATAACAATGTTTATATTTCAGGAGATTTTGAAGCAGAACCAACATTTGAAATAGAAGGAAATGGAAATATTTCGATTGATATAAACAATTCACTGGAGGTAACTATTAAGGAAGTAAAAGATAAAGTGATTTTGAATTCTAAATTAATGCTATGCTTAAATGCTGATGGTAATAGTATTCTAAATAAAATGTATGGAAATTTCCCAACACTTAAGCCAGGGGAAAATACTATAGTAATTAATGGAGCCATAACTAAAGCAATTTTGAATTTTAGAAATTTATATAGGTAGGTAAAGAAAGGTGAAACAAATAAAAATATCGATTTATGATAATAATACTTCACCAGAGGATGTTCTTAAAACTAATGGAATTGCTATTTTGGATAACATTTGTACTAAAGCAGAAACAGAAGAAGATTTATCAACAGGTAATTATGTTTTAGATGCAACCTTTTTAGTGGATGAGGAAGGTATTTATAATTATCTAAAAGAAGAAGCTATTTTAAAAGTAAAAATGGATTATGGAGACGAAATATTTACTATATCAAAAGTTGAAAATGGAACCAGGTATATTGATATAGTTGCAAGGCAAATAACTATTTCAGAATCATTATCATTACATCTTGAAGATATAAGACCAACAGAAACTTCTGGAGCTGGAGCAATTCAACATATGTTAGATAATGCATATGGAAGAAAAAATATTACTGTTTTTTCTGATATAACTAAAAAAGGTACAGCTTATTATATTGAAAAAAGCTTATATGAAGCATTACATGATTCAGAAAATTCATTTCAAGAGGTTTGGGGTGGAGAAATATTAAGAAGACAATATAATCTTTCTATATTAAGTCATGTGGGCCAGGATAATGGTGTATGCATAATGGAAGGAAGAAATCTTAAAGGATTTGAAGGAACATCCAATATAGATGAACTTTGCACAAGGGGAAGAGGACAAGGATATAATGGCATAAAAGGTAATTATATATTGAGTCCACTTGTTAACAGTTATTCAGGAGTCTATACGAAAATATTTGAATATTCTAATGTAAAAGTAAGGGATGAAAATACTTCTGATGATGAAGAAGGAATTATATTTGATAGTGAAAAAGAAGCAATTAAATATCTTGATAAACTTGTAGAAAAAGAATTTTCAGAAAATGATGTAGATAAAATTAAAGCTACATATAGTATTGATTATGAACAACTTGAAAAAACAGTAGAATATAAAGATTATATAAAAAGCGAAAGAGCATTAATTGGAGACACAATACGAGTATATATTCCAAGATTAGATGTAGATATTAATGTAAGAGTAATGGTAAAAAAATATGATGTATTAGCTCAAAAAGTCATTTCATTAACATTATCAAATTATATTCAACCTAAAGCTATAAAATTTTCTGATATACAAAACCAATTAAATAAACTAAGCCAAGAAAATAAAAATATGTTAGAACAAGCAAAAGATTTTGCAACAGCAAGTATAATTGCAGGAATGAAAAACAGTTATGTAATAGTAAAGAAAAATATGATAATAGTAGGAGATACTGCTGATATAAATACAATGCAAAACTGTTGGATATGGACTAAAGAGGGATTAGGGCATAGCTCAACAGGAATTGACGGACAAATGAATACAGCTCTAACATCAGATGGACAGATTGTAGCAGATAGAATTCTAACTGGAGTTTTATCTGCTATTTTAATACGTTCTTTGGATGGAAAATCTTATTTTGATTTAGCAACAGGAAATTTAGTACTTGGAGATGGACGAATAGAAATAAAAAATAAATCAGGAGCAAACGTTCTTTATGCAGATTCTTCAGGAAATATAAATATTAGAGGAAATATCTATAATTATGATTCATCAGGAGTAAAAAGATGTAGTATAGAAAAGCAAAAGTTGAATGTCTATGACAATTCAGAGAATTATATTGGAGGGATTGGATTAAATTCTAAAAAAGGAAATATAGAGATAAAAGGATTAACATTTGATTTAGAGCCTTCAGGAAAATATATGGCATTTGCAAGAAAAGAAAGTGATGATTCTGATGAGTATACAACAATGTTATGTTTTTCAAGAGAAAATGGTATGTATGAAGAGGATGGATTGCATTTAGGATGTGATTTATACGGACATTGGAAAACTCTTCATCAGGTAAAGTTAGATGAAGTTAGTTCAGGAGGATATAGTGGATATACAGGAGCAATTGATTTTATTCAATCTATTACTGCAAATGAAGATGGTTCTATAAGTTGGAAGTACAGTAAGTTACAAGTTAGAAATGGTATTATTGTTGGATATTGGACATAGAACATAGAGAGGATTATATTATGGAAGAAGAAATTAAAAAAATAATTGATGGAGTTCAACCTGAGAGTCATGAATGCAATGTTAAAGAGGGAACAATAAACATCAAGGAGGTTAAATATGAGACAGATAGAATATAATATAGACATTAATAAGAGTAGTTATAATTATAAAGTATGTATGCAAAATGATGATTTAGAAATAAAAGTTAATGTATATAATAATTCATTGGCTTATGATTTGACAAACTCAACTATAAATTTAAATTGGGTTGTGCCAGACGGAACCCCATTAACTAAAAATAATTTAGAAAAAGAAAATAATGTAGTAATAATAAAATTAAATAATGATTTTACTGAGATAAAAGGTAAGGCTAAATTTGAACTGGAAATAATAAATGATGGAAAAATGACTACATTCCCATTGGAAATTGTAATAGTTCAAAAATCTTTTCAATCTGAAGCTGTTAATAATAAAATAATTGAAGTATTAGAAACAATACAAATGGATGAATATATAGATGAGTTTCTTGATGGTATAAAAAAGAAACAAACAGAATTAAGTTCGCAAATGGACGAAAAAGCGAACAAAAATGATGTAGCAAACTTGAGCAGTGTAACACCAGAGTTTGCAAGCAGTATAGATAAAATGATTGACACTACTAAAACATATGTAAACATATCCGACGGGTATATATACTTATACAATTCTACTACAAGTAATTTTGAAAAAAGTAGTCTACGATACCAAGCTACAGGATTAAATGATAAAAGCGTTGATATTACCAAGTTAGAAGAAAAAATACAGAATAAATTTGAAAAAGAAACAACAGAAACTGATATAATTGGTGGTGAATTGAGTATTTCCAAATATATGATTAATGGTGTTGATAGTACAAGTAAAGTTGTTGAAGGCAATAGTCTTGCATATACAACAAATACAACTTACGGCACTTACGGGTGGATTTTTGAAAATATAAAGGGTAAAAAATATCAAGTTATTTCTACTGTAGAGAATATAGGTAACGTATCAGCTGATTTTAACTTTATGAAAGCGTACAAAGCTGAAATAAGTGGTGGAGTTGTTGGACTTAATGGAGAAATCGTAGGTGAAATGGTAACATTAGACAGTGGAGTGAGTGTGACAAAAACATACATTATAACATCTGATCAAGATGAAACTATATATAAAGGGATTGCACTCTGTATTAAATGCAATATTAATGGTGCAACACTTAAATTAACTCAAACTGTAAATGAAATTAATACTGTCACAAATATAAGTGGGCTAAAAATGATAGCAGATGTAGCAAATACATTAAGTCCTGAATATAAAAAAGAATTATTCAATGAATTTTTCAACAACTGGAATGGGGCAGAAGTATTAGCTATAGGAGATAGTTTGACAAGTGCGAAAAAATGGCAACTAAAAGTAACGGAGTTACTAGGTTGTAATATAACCACACATGCGAAAGGTGGGAAAGGCTACATTGACCTTATAGATGGAGAAAATGGACAAGATGGTGATTATGACAATGAAACAGATGCCAGTGGTGTATTAAGACCATTGAGTGTTGATGATGTTATAGGAAAGAAATTAATAATAGTTTACGCAGGATATAACGAAAGACATATGAGTTACGGGGAAATAGGAGATGTTTATCCAACTAACAATACTTTAGCTGGCAAAGTACAATATGTCATCAATTCTATTTACAGTTTATTAGAACAAGCCGATAATTTAACTTGCAAACTTCTATTTATAACACCTCATTGCGTAGGTACATATGGATATGTAAATGTAGATGGATATGGAGAATATCCAACTGGAACAGGAAGAACACTTGAGGGTATATCTGATACTATAAAAAAAATAGCAAATTACAATAATATTCCTGTTAAAGATTTATGGCACGAAAGCGGAATAAATAAATTTACATGGAATATATATTGTGCGAAAACACCAGCTAGTGCAACTGCTCCATATCCAGATAATGTAGATTTAGTACACTTAAACGCATCAGTAGGTTATCCACATTTAGGCACATTGATAGCTAATAAAATAAAAACTATGTAATTCTCAATAGACCCAAATTGCGAACAAGAGATTGGACAAGCTCCAGTCTCTTTTCTATACAAAAAATAAGAAAGGAATGATAAATATGAGTATTAAAGATTTAGAAACATGTTTCTATGAAGCAAGTATACAAGGATATAAATATGTTGGTGTAAAAATTGAGATGGAAGAATTCCCAAAAGCTGAAATTATAATTAATGAAAATGCTAACTTTGAAAAAAAGTTTGAGTACTACAAAAAAGCTTATAATAATGATTTAACATTAAAAACTTTTAATGGAATAAAGATTATTGGATTTACTTATGGAGATACTTTTGAAGAAATAGAAAAAGATTTATTAGGAGCTTAAAGGAGAATAAATAAATGAATAGTATAAGAAGTCCTGCATCCACTTGAGGGTGCTTTTTATTTTAAAAAAATTAGCTTAAGGAGTATAGATATGAATGAAGAGTTAATAAAGGATAAATTAGAAAGAAATGAAATAAGGCTGAATGACCATTCAAAAAGACTTGATAAGCTAGAACAAGATAGTAGAGAATTACAAACAGAAATAAAAAATCTTTGTGATAGCTTAAAAAGTTTAACAAGCATAATGAAATGGTTCATAACTGCATTAGTTGGAGCTTTTATAAGCTTCTTTTTTTATGCAATACAATCAGGATTATTTAAGTAGAAAGAAGGGTATAGTATGGAAAATATAATGAATTATGTTACAGAAAACAGTTTAATTATGATACCAACATTATATATTATTGGCTATATTATAAAGAATATGGACGCAATAAAAGACAAATATATTCCTTTAATTCTATTACCATTAGGAATATTAGGTAGTATAGCTTTAAATGGTGTATCAGTTGTAAATGTAATACAAGGAATCTTAATTACTGGTGTAACCGTATATGGAAATCAAATTGTTAAACAGGTTGGTAAAGAAGAGTAGGACAAGTTCTTACTCTTTTTATTTATTATGAAAGGAATGATATTAATGAAAATAGCTGTAAGAGGAGGACATAATTTTAGTGTTCGTGGTGCAAGTGGATTAATTGATGAAACTTCAGAGGATAGAAAAGTAAAAGATAGTGTTATATCTTTATTAAAAAGTAAAGGAATAGAAGTATTAGATTGTACCTCACCAGATAGTTATAATACAGTAAGTTCTGATTTAGTATATGGAGTTGATAAAGCAAATAATTGGGGTGCTGATTTATTTTTATCAATACATTTTAATAATGCCTATGATAACTATAATGGAAAATTAGGAACTGAAACAGTAGTTTATAGTGGATTTGATATAGCACAAAGAATTGTAAATAAGATTAGTGAATTAGGCTTTGTGAATAGAGGAATGAAAAATGACACAAGAGGATTATATGAACTTAAACATACAAACATGAAATCAGTAATTGTAGAGTGTTGTTTTGTTGAAGCAACAGAAGATGTAGCATTATATAAAAAAGTAGGACCAGGAGGAATTGCAAAGGCCATAGTAGAAGGAATATTGAATATCAGTTTAAATAATAAAGTAAATACTTCAGAACAAAATTATAATGATTTAATAGAATATCAAGCTCATGTGCAAAGTATAGGTTGGCAAGGTAAAAAACATGGTGGAGAAACAGCAGGTACAACAGGTCAAGCAAAAAGACTTGAAGCTCTTACAATCAAGTGGGAAGGTAAAGGAAATCTATATTTTGAAGGTCATATACAAAATATAGGTTGGACATCTAAGAGAGTATCAGGTGAAGTGATAGGAACTATAGGTGAAGCTCTTAGATTGGAAGCAATTAAAATATGGTTAGAAAACTCTGATAGAAAGTTAAAATATAGAGTTCACATTCAATCCAAAGGCTGGAGTGATTGGATGCAGGAAAAAGAAATGGCAGGTACAACAGGTCAAGCAAAAAGACTTGAAGCTATAGAAATAAAAGTGGAATAAAATAAATTTATAAAGGGTAGCAGATGGACTTAGGTCTATTTGTTACCCTTTATTTTTTTTATAAAAAAGTAAAAAATAACTTTTAATTTTAAAAAAAATGATGTATTATATATTAAGACAACATAGCAAGCAGAAATGCTTGTTTTTTGTATGCAATTTTTATTCTTTTAGATAATATTTCATAGATTATTAATAGATAAGGCAGGAAAATATGTATAAAAACTTTGATGATTGGGAATCATATGAAGGATTTAGTTGTGGTAGTGGTACTAGTAATCAGGAATGGATAATAAATAATGAAACAAATGAAATTGCATTATTTAAAGAAAGGAAAACGGATAGTACAACAGATAACTTTTCTGAAAAGATTGCTTCTGATATTGCAAATGTAATAAATCTGCCATGTGCAAAGATTGATTTAGCAGTTAGAAATAATAAAATTGGATTAGTTAGTTATTTAATTAATTCTCCAGGAGAAACTCTTTTAGAAGGAGTAATTTATTTAAGTAAAAAATATCCATATTATAATAGAAATGATTTAATAGATGACCTTTCAGGAAAAAAGTATTCATTTGAAATGATTATGGAGTCAATAAAAGATTTAGAAATAGAAAAGGATTTGTTTAAAATATTTATATTTGATTGCCTTATTGGTAACTCAGATAGACATCACAGTAATTGGGCAATAATTAATAAAAATGGAAATAACAAAGTTTGTCCGATATATGACAATGCTTCTTCTTTAGGAGCTTATTTGGAAGATAAACGAATTAAAGAGTCATTTAAAGATAATAAATGGTTAAATGCTCAAGTAGATACAAAGTCAAAATCTAGAATACATTTAGAAGGAAAAAAAGTAACACATTGTCAGTTTATAAAATATTTAAGAGACTATTATTATGATGAAACAATAGATTTTATAAAAGAAATTAAATACAAATTAAAAGAAGATAAAATAGAATATATAATTGATAGATATAAAGGCATATTAAGTACATATAAAATTATGTTTTTAAAGGAATTTTTAAAAAGAAAGAGAATATTAATATTAAGAGTATATGATTTAGAAACTTGAAAAGGGGGAAAAAATAATGGCTAAGAAAGATGGCAGAGATTATATCTATTTAGTTTGGAAGGAACCTAAAAGTAGAAAACAATTTCGTATTGGAATTTTAAGCAGAAATGGAAAGTATCAGTTTAAATATGGTTTTGAAATTAATGATGCATTGAAAGAAGGATTTTCTTTATTAATAGCTTTTGATGATATTAATAAAACTTATGAAAATGATAAACTGTTTCCAACCTTTTCAAGTAGAATACCTGATAAAAGAAGGAAGGATATTGATTTAATTTTAAACAAATATGGTTTGAAAGAGTATGATGAATATCAACTTTTAAAGAAAAGTGGAGGAAGCTTACCTATTGATGACTTGTTATTTATTGATCCTATACTAGATAATAGTGAGACTCCTATTGAAAGAATTTTCTTTGTTGCTGGGCAACGACATTATTTAGGATGTAATGGTGAAGAATGTATTAGAGCTTTAAACTTACATGAAAATCAAGAATTATTATTAGAATTAGAACCAGAAAATAAATATGATAAAGATGCAATAAAAATAATAACTAAAGATAAAGATTTAATTGGTTATATTCCAAGATACTATAATAAAGAATTACTTTGTTTAATTGAAAAAGGAGCAAAGTATACATTAAAAGTACATGAATTCAATAAAGATAAAAATTGTAATGAATGTTTAAAGTTACAATTAGTAGTAAGAAATTAATAAACTTTAAAAAGAGGATATTTAAAATATTCTCTTTTTTTATGCAAAATTCCAAACGTTTGGAGATTTAAAATTATTACTTTTAAAAGTTTTCCACAGACTTATACACAACTTATTAACAGTTTCACTTTTAGAACTTATTCAAGTTTCAAAAATAGAACTTATAACAGTTTCACTTTTAGAACGAACATTATATATTACTTAAGGAGAACTTTATTATCTATATTAATTACAAACACAAAAAGAGCCAGGAGGTATTAATCTCTTGGCTCTTCTTTATTATATTCATTTAATAGCATTGTCATAGCTCTATCAAAAAGTTTGCTTAGAGGGATATCAGTTTTTTTTGAAAGAGCTTTGAATTTTTCTAGCAATTCACTATTAAAGGAACTAGAATATCTTGTTCTATTTTTTAAATCCTTATCTTTTTTATTTATATTCAATTTAGCACCTCCAATAGTTTTTTATAAATATATTATATCATATATTGATTAAGTTTAAAGAATATTAATTAAAAAAATACTTGATTAAACTTGTGCAAGGTGCTAATATATAAATATACTTAAACAAGTTAAAGCAAGTTTAATTAAGTAATAAGGAGATGAGAACATGACTAAGGATTATATTAAATTTAGAAATGCAATTAAAAATGATGAAAACTTATCTTTAGAAGAAGCATATCTATTAGAAAATATCTTTGATTATTACAATGTAGATTTAGGTTATGCCTACCCATCTTATGACATATTGATGAAGGACTTGAAAACTAAAAGAAGAGCTAAAATTTCTAAGTTGATAAAATCTTTAGTAAAAAAAGGTTATATAGAAGTAAATAAAAAAAGCAACAAAAACACTTACAAGTTAATAAAGTATTTATTTGTAAACACTAAAGCTCAAAAGCCAAAGGAAGAAATAGAAATTGCAGAAGAAGATATAGAAAAAGTTGAAACAGAAACTAATTTTTCTAAAAAAGAAAGTAAAGAACTTTTGAAAATAGCAAAAGGAAAATTAGAAAAAGTATTTAAAGCTTTTAGATATATGCTCCAACAAAAAAATATAGAAAATAAATTTGCATATACCAGATGGGCAATAAGAAATAATAAAGAACCATGTAATAATTATTCAGCTCCTAATCATAACGGCTTTAATAATTTTAAAGCGAGGGAATATGACTATGAAGACTTGGAATGGAGATTATTAGGATGGAAATAGAGCTGAAGAAAATAAAGGAGATGATTACATGAAAACAACAGATATTAAGTTTTGCATTTATCTTTCTCGCATTGAAGTATCAGGACATATTTATTGTGATAATATAACAATTTCTAATGATGATGTTCTTCCTGATTCTTTGATTTTCAGGAGTAATTATAACTATATTGCTTGTTTTAATTTATCTGAATATGAGTTAGTTTATGTAGATAATATTTCAAACATTTATTATTATTCTTTGGTTAGAAAACAATATTAATAAAAGGTATATGTAAATATATAAAGAAAATAAATTATTATTTTTTTAATTTTTTTGATGGACATTTTATGGTTATCAAAATAAAAGGGGGAGTTAAACATGACAAAAAAAGATTTATATTTAAAGATTTATGATGAACTTATTAATGAAGGTATTATAGAAGAGAACAATGGTAATTTTTCTGATGAATACCAACAAAAGAGATTTTTTGTTAAGACTTTAGAGACTGTAATGCAGGACTATTATATCTTAGACCAGTTACATGAAATTAAAGATAAATAGGGAGGGAATTAATAATGTGTAAACTTATAACAGTAGATATAGGAAGTTTTAATATAAAAACAAGTAGCAAAGGAATTATAGGACAAAATAGGTTTTATAAAGATAACTTTACAGAAACTTTTGGATTAGATTATGTAAAAATAGATAATGATACTTATATAGCAGGAGGAGATTTTGACAAAGAATTTATTAAATGCAAGAAAAATATACAAGTACCTCTATTCTATGCTTTAGCAAAATCAGATATAGGAGAATCAGCTGAAATTAATTTAATATTACATCTTCCAGCAAGTCAAATTTCTAATAAGAGTTTTTTAATTGATATGCTACAAAATAAAACTTTTGAATATGTAGTAAATGGTAAAGAATATAAGACTACATTTAAGAAAGTTGGAGTATTAAAAGAAGGCTGGACAAGTTTTTATTCATTGAAAAAAAGAAATGAGGGTTTAATAGGAATCATAGATATTGGAGGAAGGACAACAGATTGTTTCACTTTTGAAGATGGAAAGCTAAGAAATGAGAAATCTATTAATATAGGTATGTTAAATATATTTAATGATATTGCAGACAGACTAATAGCGAATGGTGAGAATAGAACTGTTGAAGAAATTCATACATTACTTACAAATGACATTATATATATTGAAGATTATAAAGATATATTAGAAAAGTATAGTAATAAGATAATAAATGACTTAAAATTAAGCATACCAAATATTAAAGACTTTAAGATATACCTTACAGGTGGTGGAGCTAATTATTTAATAGATATATTTAAAGCTAATGGGTTTAAAGTTGAGTTAATGAGTAATTCCTTGAATAGTAACTGTGAAGGTTCATATAACATTGGAAAGGCTAAAGGGTTATAAAGTGTTTATAGGTGTTAATTGGTATTATAAAGCTAATTCTTAGCACCTATAAAACTAATACTATAAAAGGAGAGTAAAAGGCATGAGGGTTAATTTAACACTTAATGACACTAATAAACGTGATAAAACAATCATTGATTTTCTAAACAGTAGGTATAGTGCAAGTGGTTATATTAAAGAATTATTATACCAAGTTGCTAAAGGGAATAACATTTCATTTATTAGTAATTTAGAATCAACCAACAAAATAGCTAAAAAACCTAAAAAAGAAGATTTTGAAGAAATAGAAGGTTTAAATGATATAGATTTATAA